GTATCTTCCAAGTATTGATAGATGGTATCTATCTCTTGTCTGATAGTAACTGCCAAAGTCTATGTGCTTTCCAACTGATCCGCCAACTGGCAAAGACAAAAATCCACATCGACTAAATCTCTTAAAGTTTCTTCTTAGAAAATTAATAATTTCTGTGTGTCTTCTGCATGCCTCTGTTGGTATGCAAATTTCTGTGTCTCCAACATATTGTCCTTCATGTTCTATACCACCCACAACTAACTGTAAAACTCCAGCTTCAATTTCTGGGAATCCTCTATCTAACATAGACTGCGCACCGTCAACCCTTTTCTGCATCCCCCAATCTTCAGGATACATTTCCAGTTGACGAACTATCTTTGATACATTTATACCAGTCTTTATGATCTTGATATTATCCAAAGAATTCCTCCAGAGAACTTCCCTTTTCGGTTTTCCATCCTAGTGGTTCAATAACAATCTGTAATGCGTCAAGAAAAACCTTTTGAAACTGTTTATCATAATCTATGTATGTATGCAATTCTAGTTCTTTCGGTAAGTGCTGCACAAAGGCAATAACATCTTCTTGAATCGGATTAGGCATCTTCATGTATACAAACTTAATCTTATCGCCATCACGAATCGCCTGATACTTTTTATCTAATCCCCTTTGTTTCACATAATGATTATACAACAGAGCACCGCGAACATGGATTGGAGTTCCTTTTGCATAGATTGGAGAACCAGCATAAATCTTCACACCGTTGACACCTCGCGGAAATGCAATATCTTCAACAGGCATCTCTAGAAATTGTATTCTTTTCTGTTCTATGTATTGATGTAGATTTTCTTCGCTGCCTTTTAGGATAACTTGAATAGAATCCCTAAGCATATCACGAATGGCTGCTGGAGTTGAAGACTTAACCATCTCCAAACCCATGACCTTCAACTTAGGTTTGGCATACTGTACACCTTCAGAGTTATGTACATTTAATATGTAGCGTTTCTTGGCAGTCCAGATCGCTTGATCAGCAAGAACTTCTCGCTTCATTTGCATCTTTTGCGAGTGCGCATTCATATAATCTGCCAACTCTTGATAACTATTATCAATGAACGGTTGGAAGATCTCCTCGCAAACCTTATCCATGTATTTAATTTTCTGCTCTGTGGTTTTACCTTCGCACAGTTTTTCAATTAAAGATTCCAAAGAAAGATAGATTGAATCTGTATCGATAGCAATAACATAATCATTTTCCTGCGTCTTCATCGTCTTATTCATAAACTCGTTTAGTTTATTAGCAATCCAACGAATAGACAATTGACCAGATGTCGTGATTCCTTCTGCCATACGTATGTCAAAGTAACGAAAGAACTCGTTACCCATGGCACCGTAAGCAGAGTTGAGTGCAATCTTCATCGCCATCTGCAGATTATTCAGGCGACTTATTTCTTTGACAAGCTGTTTGTTGCCTTTATCATTCTCATACTCCTGCTGAACCTTTAGCATCTGTTTCTTAAATTTGCTTCGGTCAGTATACATCTTTTCCATTAACTCAGGCATGAACCCTTTATGTTCTCTGGCGTAACACCATCCATTAGCAGTCAGTGCCAGATCTCTACGTTGTAGATAAGAAGTATCAATCTCTTTGTTTAAAAGTTTATCGACTGAACAAGAGATCTTTTCATCAGTCAATGTCTCTGGAGAGATATTGTACTGCATAATCAAATGCGGATACAAACTATTCAAGTCAAACGAAGCGACCCATCTATGTCGACCAATTATTGGATCCTTGACAAATGCACCTTCAAACTGAGTACTCTTTGATCCACCATTTTTCTTAATGGGAATTGCTATGTTTTTACTACGTAGATGATTGTAAATGATGGCATCCCACATACGAACCTGAGAAAACACATCTTCAAAATTAATCTTGGCGTTGTACGCCATAGTGTACAGCAATTCAAGTAGACGCATCTTATCATCTAACATCTCAACAAGTTCTACGTCGTGAATGTTATACTCAACGAAGTCTTTCCAATAGTTAGAATAGAAATCTCTAAAGTCAACTCCAGGATTTTCTTTCTTGCGCTCACCTAGTTCTTGCTCTGCGATATAGTCTAGTTTGTAGGATTCTTGTTTGGTATATGTAAACTTTTTATACAAGTCCAAGTAGTCAAGCTGAGCAATGCCGTGCAGGTCATAAGAGATTTCCTCGTTACCTTTGACGTATATGCTGCGGTGCTGAATCAATCCCCATGGTGAGAGTTTAGATGCTACGTTTTCTCCAAGTTCTCTTGTAATTCTTCCAGCAAGATATGGTATGTCAAAGAATGCAATGTTCCAACCAGTGATTACATCAGGATAGTTTGCCTGCCAGAAATCCATAAATCTAGTGAGCAGTTGACGCTCGCTTGAACAGAAAACATAGTTAACGTCATCTCTGATCTTTGTATATTCTTTTGTTCCAAAAGTCGTAATTACTTTTGTTTTGGAATTCTTGATTGTGATTAGAAGAATCTCTTCGTTCGTAGTTTTAACATCTGGAAATCCTCCCTCAGTGGAAGTTTCGATGTCAAGATAGAATGTTTTTATTTGGTCTACGTCCCAGTTGATATCATAGTCATATGTATCACTGATATACTGACAGACATAGTTTGTGTTACCATTCAATTCGAATCCAGCAACATCCTCATATCTGTTAATAAATTCTCTCGTTTCTTTTATAGTGCCAGGTTGTACCTCATCAAGCACTTTTCCATCAAGAGTCTTCCATTTGCTTCCAGGCTTTTTAGATGCAACGAAAAGAGTTGGAGAGTAATCTACTCTATATGAGAATGCTTTGCCGTGTTCATAACCACGAACCAACATCTTGTTGCCATAGGGATATACGTTAGTATAAAATTGCATTAAACTTGCTTTCCATACATAAGTTGCATTGCGTCGAGTGCGCAATCGTGAACGGGATGATGTTTAATAACTTCATGTCGTTTGAATAGAGGATGATCTACTTCTACATAGCCATTTGTAGTACCGTAGAGAATATCGACTGCAGTTCGGACATCACGCCACATATGATACTCTGCAATTTCTTGCATGTCAACTTTCACTGCTAATGAATCTATTACCAATTGATCCAATGAGCCTCTAGCCCACATTGTTTGTTTATTTGCATTTGGATATTTTGCCATATAATCGTGCAATATTTTCATTCCAGTTTTCATACTCAGATCATCTCTGGAAGGATGCAAACTAACTTCTTTCACATAACGATGTTGTTCCTTCCACCAGTCAAGAGTAGATTCACTTATAGTTCTACCAGCTTCAACTTGATGCTGTACATTAAACTTAACAAAGCATGCATTGTCGAGCAGGTCTTGATATATTGGTCGCTTCTCTGGGTCAAAATGAATCAATGCTGCCGATAGAACGACAGCATTAGATTCTACTCCAAGAGTTTCTACATCAAATATAAACATTAGTTCTCGCTATGATAAATTCTTTTCCATTTCAACTTCATAGTGTTGTTTTAACTCTACGTAAGACTTAAAAAGTTCAGGTGTAATTCTATCTGGATATGTACGCCAAAACTTCTCAAACTCACATGCAAATGCTCTACTCAATCTCATTTCTATAAGATAGTCTTCCATATCTACCCCCTAATTTCATTTTATATCCTTTGATACATCAGCAACATCTTTATCATCACGAATCTCTACAAAAATTGGAAGGAACAGTGATTCCTCTCCCAACTTATTCTTAATACGACTATTATACTTGATAGCCACAATTTTGTCAACTAAATTATTTCCCCAGAAGTTCTTGCGATGTTCATCATTGAAACCAGATCCAACTCGGACTTTTACAATTCCATCTGCAGATTCACAGATAATTGCACCGAGCATACCCACATACTTGCCAGTGCCTTCCTCTACTGCAACAATTTTCAGATCACACTCTAGTTCGCCTTTGAATTTGATCTGATGTTTAACACGTTTATCTTCCCATGTTCCACGTTTGTCTTTGAGGATGATTCCCTCTTGACCAGAAGAAAGAAATTGCTGGAAGATATTGTTAACCTGCTCGATGTCATTGACTATGTAGCTGTCTACCAGATCAATCTTTGAGTAATGCTTTGCTGAGATAAGTGTTTGTAAAGAATCTAGCCGTGTCTCATATTTGGTAGGGCAGTAAGCATCAACGAAATACAAATAAGGAATGACATCCCAGACAGTCGCATGAACCATGGCTGCTTCTTCTGGTTTAATTGTTCCCTTGTTTGCTTTGTTCAGAATACCATTACCAGTTTGTCGATCTAGAATCTTTCCGTCTTTCTTGAGAATCAACTCTCCGTCAAACACACAGTCAACACCATTTGACAACGAAACAAATTCATCATCTAAATTACCAAGCAACTGAATCTCTTTTCCATTACGCGACCGATACTCAACCGAAGATCCGTTTCCGTTGTGACGCACGAGTGCGTTGAACCTCATACCATCCATTTTCAACTGGACGTATGCTGGGAACTGTACCTTGTCTATCAGTTTCTGTTCGAAGCCACTGCACAGCATCACTGGATACTCTTTGATTAAACCAAACCAAACCGTGTTTGCGGTTGCGATTGACACTCCACATTTTAGATCCTTTTCAATAATACGTTCAATAACCTTAGCATCTTCCAAATTCAATGCTTCTAACATAGATGTTAAATGAGCAATCCCTGCATTGCCAGTGACTAGTCTGGCAGATAGGTCATACAGAGAATCCAAAGCAAAATCTAAACTGATGCCTGGCGCAGAGTTGGGTGTGTACTTTGGAATCTTACGAATGTAAAAATTGGTAAACGGATCAAGAGCAAGTTGAACAACTCTGCGTAGAGTTTGATTTTTACTGTGCTGTTCAAGCTGCTCAATCTTAAAATTTCGCGAAGCATTAGCAGCAAGACTCTCGAAAAATTTATGCAGGTTCATTCCATATCCTTAATGTTTTTCTGCAGCACTTTAAATTGTCTGTACTTTCTATCAATACGAATAGGATTCTTAAACATCTGAAATTGTTTCGGGTCATTCCATTTGAAGTACCCGTAGATCTTTGACATACTATCTGACATCAGATATGTATGATTGGGCTGATATGACTCAGCCCAGTTGGATATTTCTTTAGCAAGGATCATGCAGATTTCCTGAAGTAACCGTAAGGAAGTCCGTTGAGATAGCAGAAATAATCCCAGTCACCATCAGCATGGCTGGCATCCATAATCCATCGCAATGCTGTTTCGCGATCACGTGCACCCATACAGATGGTATTGGTGACATGCTGTTCGAATTTGACAGCTGCATCTTTCTCAGCATCCTGCTCATCTCTGTAGTTTTGCTCGATGACCTTAACACAGATCTCGATCTCTCGGTTGAGATCTTCAATAGTCATTTCTTGGAAGTTCATAAATCGAGGACGGATACCATGCGCATCTTTGTACGCATCTGAAAGAGTGCAGCAAAGCTGCTCGTGTAAAGTCAATTCACTCCACTGTTTCATATCGTCTCCTTATTAAACACCAGCAATTTTACGCGGGAACCCAGTAGCAAATCCAGAAGTGCCACCAAGAAATCCACGAGATGATTTTGCACTCATGAAGGACTTGGGATTCTTTTGGGGTTTTTCTACTTGGATAACGCCACCTTTACGCAGAAATGCTTTTAGTTCTTTTTCTGCGGCAGCACGGGACTCTGCTTTAGTACGAGTTTGCATGTTATAGATTACGTTCTTATTCATCATTCACCTTTATCATCATTACATAGTAATTATACCATGAAACGTGAATTAAGGGCAACTAATAACCCTACAGGTTTGAGGGTTATTAGTAAGTAAGTGCTTACTAACTTATGGGCTCTATAGAGGGTCGATAGAGCGGTCGCAGCGATAGATTAGGGGTAATCCCCACCCGACTGAGGGGAGAGCTCCTAGCGAGCTGGAATATCGGTTGCTGAGGCGATCTGGATACCCGACCCGAACAGTCGGCTATACTCATTGACCAGCTTTACGTCTGGGTCGCCTTCGGCTGCGATTGCACTATTATTGAGAGTCACGTTACCCGAAACGTAAGGCATATATGGCATCATTCCAACGCTAATACCTTGATCGGTTTTTTGCATTACAATAACTGCTGGCTCTTTGAGGGTTTTTGTAGTTGGGAGATTATTGATCACTTCAGCAATAAGTTCTTCACCACTAATCATTTTAAATACTTTAATATTCATCAGTTTCTTCCTTGGCAAGATCTTCTAAGAAGTCTGCTGCCTGTTCATGATTTTCAAATTGTCTGACAAAGAATTTATCAAAGTCAAAACAGTGTTGTCCTACTACCATTATTGATAACGTCTTATAAATTGAAACCTTGATGACCCAGTTACCCCTACGAATAGAGATAAAGGATACTAGGTTTTCGGACACTTTTGCTTTCATACGACTATTTAGGGGAAATAGATTCCCCTAAAGTCGTACTGTTAATTTATTAACACTTATATGGATCTTCCATCGAGATAATGCGCTTTGCTGCCTCATATTTTCCATGTCTTGCTAGACATGCAGCAGCACGTGCCTTACCAAAAGAAAAAAGCATACATCTTATACGGCATAAAATGGTTTTCATTATGCTGCTTTCTTCTCAAGAAGTAACTCAGGATCAGATTTAGATGCCTCATCTGAAATCTCTACCTTGCGTGTCTTCTTGTGTTCAGGAACGATTCTCTCTAAGAAAATCTTAAGCATTCCATTCACCATACTTGCATTGTTAACAACTACCTGATCATCAATTGCAAAGCTGCGAGTGAACGCACGAGTTGCAATTCCTTTATATAGAAACGCTTGCGTGTCATCCTTTGCTTCACCTTTGACAATAAGTTTGTCGTTATCAAGAGTGATCTCAATATCTTGTTTGCCGAAACCAGCAACTGCCAGTTCAATGACGTATTTGTTTTCGTCAGACTTGTAGATATTGTATGGTGGATAGTTTGGAATATTCTTGGTCATTTCGTCATGTAACTGTAACATGCGCGACCAATGATCATCGAAACCTACAAATAGTTTATCGAAGTCTTTCCCGAAGACCTGTGGTAACAATGTCATTTGAACCTCCTTACTTCTTTACAGAAGTAAACTTGGTGAGTTCTGCAGAAACAACATCAACTGCATCGAATGTTGCTTTGGCAACAGACTTAGCGAAATTTGTTTCTACATCTACCAATGTTTGAAGCGCATCAGCCACAGTCTTGTCTTGAACATAGTTCTTGACGAAGATGGACTTAGCACCTTGAATGG